ATTAGCTACAGTTACTGAACCATCTGTTTTAACAAATTCTACTTGTGGTATTGATACAAAATTTGTACCAGTAATAGTTATATCTGTTGCAGTAGCAGGAGCAATTGTTTGTGATACATTTGCTACAGTTGGTTTAGTTTCTTGTGCATCTACCCATGATAATTGATTATTTACATTACCATTAGTAGCAAGTACTTGTCCACTTGTTCCAACTGATGTTGGTAAAACCAAATTATAACTTTGCCCTGCAGAATGTGCAGGTCCAGCTATTGAAACTCCATGTGAATTTTGTGAGCAATTAAGAACTAATTTTCCATCAGCACTTGAACCATCACCTTTAATAGTTAGTCCAGGTGTAAATTCTGTTTTAGCATTTGTTATTGCATCTGCATTTACTTTAACTTCAGTAACAGCATTAGTAGCTAGTTTGTCTGCTGAGACAATACCATTATTTAAATCTGCTGCTGTTAAAGCTGCGTTTGCAGGAGTTCTTCCAACATATGCCATATTATATTATTTCCTTATTATGCTGAGATAGTATCTACAACACTAGTAATTATATCAACAGAGTTTGCAGCAGAAGCATAAGCTTCAACTGAATCACCAGTTTGTAATACAACTTTAGAGCCACCATCAATTAATTCTAAAGAACCACCTGTAGGGATAGGTGCATCTTTAATAATAAAATATGTGTCACTTCCATTTTTAACATATACAGAAACATTAACTGCAGTTCCAGAAGTATTCGCACATCTAACACCAATGATTGCATCATCAGAATTAGCTGCTGTTCTTAATACTGTTGGAGATGCAACTAAAGCTATATCGTCATGTAAAGTTCTTTCAAAATCTTGTGCCATAGAATTATCCTAATTATACCTTTTTTTTATCTTATTGTCAACACAAATTATAAAGCAATTGCCATTGCTACAGCAAATCCTGCTGAAGCTTTAGTAGCAATATCAGTAGTTGCTGTATTGATTTGTGTTTGTATTGCTGAAGTTACACCATTAATGTAACCAAATTCAGTATTATCTACTGAACCATCTCCTACTAAATTAGCATTTAATCTAGCACTTGAATCTATTGTTGCTTGTTTACTATTTATCTGTGTCTGAGCATTAGAAGATAAACTATTAATAAACTGAAATTCTGTACTTGTAACTGAACCATCTGCAATTTTAGTTGCATCAATAGCTGCTGCTGCTTTAATATTAGCATTCTCAATATTAGTAATTGAGTTACCAGTACCATCTGCATCAATAGTTTTATTTGTTAATGTGTCAGTTGAACTAGCAGTAATTAAGCCATTTGTTAATGTACTTAAATTTACAGCATTACCATTAGTAATAGTTAAATTTGGTGTTGAAAAACTTAATGTTTGATTATCTGTTTCTGCAGTTAAATAACCTGCATCATTTGTCCATTGTGATATATTACCAGTTTTATTACTTAAAGCTTGTGAGCCAGTTAATGTAACAACTGAATTATCAATAGCTATATCATTTGCATTAGCTGTAATACCTGTACCACCTACAACATCTAAAGTTACATCACCAGATGTTCCACCACCTGTCATACCAGCACCAGCTACTACTGAAGTAATATCTCCAGTTGGTATAGTTGCTACTTGAGTATCTACATATGCTTTAATTGATTGTTGTGAAGCAACTGATGTAGCAGAATCAGATGACATATTATCTTCATCTTTAAATGCTGTACCACTAATTGCTGTATTAATAACTGGACTTGTTAAAGTTGGAGATGATAAAGTTTTATTTGTAAGAATATCTGTAGAAGTTCTTGCAACTAAAGTATCTGCTCCAGAAGGAATTGTAACTGTTCCACCATTTGTAATTGAAGCAATTGTTGGAGTAGTTAAAGTTTTGTTTGTTAAAGTTTGTGCTGTAGTTTTATCAACAACAACTGCTGTATCAATTGCAAAAGTCATTGTCTGTGCAGAGCCAGTAGTATCAATACCAGTTCCACCAGTAAAAGTAAGTTCTTGTGTAGTTAAATCAACTGATTGATTACCACCAGTATCACCTTCAAAATCTAAATCTGAACCACCAACTTGTGCATCAACATAAGTTTTAATTGCTTTAGCTGAAGCTATTGTATCATCACTTCCTGAAACAGCAGTTAAATCTGTATCTACATCTGTTATTGCTGTAGCACTTCCTATTACTAAACCATCTAAAGTTACATTACCATCAAAGTAACCATCTTTAAATTGTAAAGTTGAAGTACCTAAATCAATATCATTAGTAGTAGTTGGAACAATTACACCATCTTGTAATCTAACTTGTTCTACTGAACTTCCACCAACATTAACATTAAATTCTAAATGATTATTTGAAGAATCTATAATAATTTTATTTAAAGGAGTACCTACACCTGAATCACCAAGTATACTAATAACTGGACCATTAGCTGCAGTACCATCATGTTTATGTCCTGCTGTATTTCCTGAACCATTATTGAATGCTGCTACAAGAGCATTAAATTCATTATTTAAATCTGCTGCATCAATTGTTAAAGTATCTTGAATTTCTGCTGCACTCTGTCTTTGATATCCTGCCATATTATCTTCTTCCTCCTGCTATAAAAGATACGAATAAACCATTAACTGCATAGGCAGCATTCGTATCATTACTAAAAAATCTAAAGTTATTAGAAAAACCACTTCCTGTTACAATCATTCTTTTACTTGGTAATGTTACTGCACCATAAGTAGATGTTCCATAAACTGCATTTCCAAAATTTGAAGTAGCAGCTAAAGAACCTACATTAACTGAACCTGGTTGAGGTACATCTGTAGATTCAAAATCATATCTAATTCTCATTTTTAAATCTGGTTGAGTTCCTTCTGGTTTAATATTTGCTTTAACTGCGTAAAGACTTTTTCTTAAACCATTATCACCATAATCCATATCTGGTGTTTGAAACCTAGCACTAATATTTGCTCCATCAAAATTGTTACCTTTATCTATTTCATAGATGTAACCATTTTCATTTGCACCAAACTTAACTTCTTCGTTTTGAGGATTTAACTCTGAAGCACAAAATTTTAAATCCATTCCTTTTGCTTCGCTCCACTCAAAAGCAGGAACTCCATTTGCATCAAATTTAAAAGTTCCTATAATTCCTAATTGTCCAGATTGTCCTTGACCACTTTTATGATAGAATAATCTATACTGACTTCTTTCTCTAATAACCATACTAGAGATAGTAAACTGTTGAATATTTGCTAATAGATTATTTATTAAAGGTAAAATTTTTCTACTAATAGAACCAATTTCAACATCATCAATTCTAGCTGTACCAGCAACTGTTCTTAATCCATCAGGTGCTAAGAAGATTAAATCTCCTCCAATCTCCTGAATTGAGTTACCATTTACACAACCTATATTTTTGGTTATAGACTTAATTATAGGGGTAGAATCAAGACTTGTCAACTCAAATATACTATTTTTACAGAATATAATTAAGCTGTTTCTAAATACTTTAATACCTACAATGATATCTCCAACATCTATTTCACCTGCTGAAGAACCTTCAAAGTCATATGGCTTTAATCTAGCACTATAAGCTACTGTACTTGTTGAAGTTGTTTGTCCTGCTACTACTAATCTTTCTGAAAATATTTCACATATCTTAGGATTAGAAGGAGCTGGAGATTCTAGTTCTTCAAAGTAATAATTATTAACACCATTTACTACTCTTACTTGAAACTCAGCAATTTTATTTGTACTATCAACAATATATAAACTACCATAAGCACCATCAGATTCAAATGTAGCAAATTTATTATTAGTTTGATTGTTTCTTGTTATAGTAGTTGCACCAGCTAAAGCAGAACCTATAACTCCACTTCTCTTTACAACTTGATTTGAAGCTGTTGTTTGTACATTACTATCTAATGTTAATACTGTATTACTTGTAATTGATAATACTCTATAATTAATAGAGTTAATTTGAATTCTATCATTAACAGCAAACTCAGTTGTAAATGCTGTACCAGTTCCTGTAACTGTTGCTGAACCTGCACTAACTGCTACTGTTCCTGTTTTAGTTACATAAGTATCTTTATTAATTTGAAGCCAAGTAATACCATCATCTGACCAAAATATTCCTGAACCTTGACAAGCTACAACACCACCTGCATAAGGTGTTAGTCCTGTAATAATATCTGTAAGAGTTCCTGAAGGAGCTGTTGAATTTGAACCACCCCATTTAGTATAACCATTAATTCTTCTATAACCACCTGTTGTAGATGATTCAAAATTTTCTAATATAGTTGCAGCACCTGGAGTTCGGAACAAAGCATGAGAGCTTGATACTAAATCCAAACCTCCTGCAACAGTAATTGAAGCTCCTTGTGTTGGCATAATTTATTATCCTATGGTAGTAAGTAAGTAAACCTTACATCTGACATATATTGTGGCTGTGGTGAATTTAAATTATCAGCCATATTTTGTAATCCTTTTTTATATTCATCTAAAGCTAATTGTGATTGTGCAATGTTATCTTTAAACTGATATAAATAATATCTAGCTCTTGCTAGTAAAACTGGTTTGTATTGTTCTGGAAATAAAACTGTATCTGTATCTGCTGATAAAGCAGTAGGTCTATTATAAGCAAAGAAATGAATATTATAAACTTTATCTGGTATAGGAGATAATCCAAATCTTCTACCATCTGAACTTCTTATAACTCTTACTGGAGTTGCATAAGTATTTGTTCTAGCTGCAGCTTCTTCCGATTGTGCATAATTACTTCTCCAAGTAGTTAGAGTTGTAAAAGGTAATTTATTAATTGTAAATGGAGCATTTGTATCTACTAAAGTAAACATATCCCAGTTTACTGAATCAAAGTCTGCATCAATATTAGCTGACCCAGCTTTTAATAAATAAAATCTTTGACCTGCAACTGTTGGTACAATTGTATTTCCATAATAAGGGTCATCAGGTACATCTGAACTTAACCATGACCAATCATCAACAGCATCAACAATATCAAAGTAAGCTCTGTTAACTACATTAGCTACTTGTTTTTGTATTCCAACTGCTGAAGCTACTGTTGTAACTTCTGGTTCATTTAATTCTACTAATAATTCATTTACGAATGTTTTATAATCTTTTGCCATTTAACAGTTCCATGCCCTTAATGATTTGTTAATTCTTGAGTTAGGGTCTCTAGCAGTTTTTTTGGAAGTCAATTTCTTTTTCATTCCTTTCATCCTCGCACAGAAGGATGCCCTCCTTTTGTTTCCCTTAACTTTACTAGGTGCTTTAAGATTTCTTTTCTTACCTGTTTTAGTTTTACCTTTATTGTAAGATGCTCTACCTTTAGCATTTAAACCACCTTTAGGGTTTTTGCCTTCTTTCCTTGTCCATGCAGGAGATGACATTAATCCCATAATTCTTACTTCTTCTTATAATTCTTTTTATCTTTATTTTTTACTTTACTAATAGTGATAACCATAGCACCACCACCATGTCCATAATTTTTTCTTTTAACTTTTCCACCATGTTTCATCATTGGCTTTTTTTTCATTCCATATCCTGGCATATTATTTCCTTATATAATTATTGCAATAATTAATATTACAACAGCTACTGCTATTGCTTTTTTGTGTTCTGCTATAATGTGAGGTATATGTTCTTTTAATCTCATTATATATTTCCTTTAAGTTAATGAAAGGGGGATTGCTCCCCCTAACA